TAATCAGGGATTGCTTGCATGATACGAGTGACTCCTATTCCCCCACCACTTCTAGGGAAGAAGTCGAACTTTAAGAACTCTTCTAGTTCTGCTTCTACTCTTTCCTTACCAAATAAATCAATAATCAGTTGAGCATACTTACCATCTGATATTGTGTAGAATGTTTCACGCATCTGTTCCTTATCGGTGCTACGTTCTGCACTACCTATGGTTTCCATACCATTCAGTATAACATCAATCTTTTTACTTGTCTTATCACCATTACGTGCCATATTCCAGAAAGGTGATGTCCATTCAGGGAATTTAGTAATCATACCACGACCAATCGTTTCTTCATGTTCGTGCTCAAGTTCTTTTGCATTAAATTTCCATGACCAATCATCGTAAGTTTTAATATTTTCTGGATCTAAAGGTATTCCAAGATGTTCGCATAATTCTATTTCCATTTTTTCAAGTTCTTCCACACCTCCGTGCATTTCAAACTCAAACATTGGGAAGATAACTTCATGTCTTCCTTCTACAGGATTTGGTTCTGCTCTATATGAAGTAGATAAACAAAAGAAACCTGCAACATCTGGGTTCTTTAATAATTCATACTCCAACCACATCTGACCAGTCTGTGGTAGTGGCCATACTTCTCCATTATATTCATAGGTTGCTACTGTTTCTGGATCTTCACATGCAGCAAGGATACTTAAACGGTTTTGAGTATGGACTTCTAGGAAATTTCTAGCCAAAAAAAATGACCTTAATAGGTCAAGTGTTTTAGTATATTTTTTCGGGTCAATCAGAGCAGTCATTAATTCTAGATAAAACTACTTTATTTAGACTATAAATATTTTTAGTGATGTTTAAATTTCATGACACATTTGATTATATCAAAAAAGAATGAGGTTTATCTGCAGATAAAAGCAGAACCTCACATTTATTATGAATTAGCAGATCAATTTACCTTTGAAGTACCTGGTGCAAAGTTCTCACCAGCATACAAAAAGAAATTTTGGGATGGTAAGATAAGACTATTTAATACCCAGACTAGAGAAATATATGTTGGGTTATTAGATAGAATAATGCAATTTTGTAGAGATCATGAATATACTTCTGAATTTGTAGAAAGTAAATATTATGGTCTTCCTTTTGAAGTTAATGAAGGAATATCAAAAGAAGGTGTGAAAGATTATATGAATGCTATTTGCAAATATTCCCCTCGTCAATATCAAGTTCAGGGAGTATACGACGCTCTAAGACATAATAGAAAGTTGTTGATATCCCCAACTGCATCAGGAAAGTCTCTGATGATATATTCGATTGTGAGATATTTTGTTGAGAACAAGAAAAATACTCTGATAGTCGTTCCGACGACTTCCCTAGTAGAGCAAATGTATAAAGACTTTGCGGATTATGGTTGGGATGTTGGTTCATTTTGCCACAAGATATACGCAGGTAAAGAAAGAGAGACTAACTCTCAAGTCATTATTACTACTTGGCAATCAATCTACAAACTCCCCAGAAAGTATTTTGAGAGATTCTCTGTTGTGATTGGGGATGAAGCTCACCAGTTTAAATCAAAGTCACTAATATCTATAATGACAAAACTTAGTGATGCCAAATATAGATTTGGATTTACTGGCACACTTGATGGAACTCAAACACATAAATGGGTTCTAGAAGGATTATTTGGTCCTTCTTATAAAATTATTAAAACTGACGAGCTCATGAAAAAAGGTCATGTTGCGACGTTGGACATTAATGTGCTTCTATTGAAACACTCACCGAATAAATTTGAAACATTTGAGGATGAAGTTCAATACATTATTACTAATGATCGTAGAAATAATTTTATTAAAAATCTTGCTTTAGATTTAAAAGGTAATACTTTAATATTATTTGCCAGAGTAGAAAAGCATGGAGAACCGTTATATAATTTAATAAATAATAATAACATTATTGAAAATCGCCAAGTATTTTTTGTACATGGTGGTGTTGATACTGAAGATAGAGAACAAATTCGTGATATTACCGAAAGGGAAAACAACGCAATTATAGTGGCATCTTATGGAACTTTCTCCACAGGAATTAACATTAAAAATCTTCATAACGTCATTTTTGCTTCACCTTCTAAATCAAGAATTAGAAACTTACAATCTATCGGAAGAGTCCTAAGAAAAGGTGATAACAAAACTAAAGCAACCTTATATGACATTGCTGATGATATCAGTTATAAATCCAGAAAAAATTATACCTTAAACCATTTAATTGAACGGATAAAAGTCTATAACGAAGAAAATTTCAATTATGATATAGTTAATATACCTTTTAAAAACTAATGGTCGATGAATTTTACGCAACAATTAAATTAATAACTGGAGAAGAAATTTTCGGTTTGGTTTCTGTCGAAGAAGATACAGAAAATCCTATAATATTAATTACCCATCCAGTTACAATAAAAATGATTAGTGCCATTGAAGGTTCTATGGTTAAATTAAATACTTGGTTAAATGTACCAGGAGAAGATCCAGTTGTTATTAAATGGGATAGAGTTGTTACTATGACAGAAATTAAAGATAAAGCAATTATTTCAATATACAATAACTACTTAGAAGATGAAAAATTTTATATAACTCAAGTCGGAACAGCAGACAATAACGTAAAAAATAAATTAACTGATAAAATGGGATATATATCAACTGTAAATGATGCTCGTAAATATCTTGAAGGAATATATAAACAATCTACAAAGGATAGCTAATAAATCCCCTTCAACCCTTACAAAGGTATTCTACTTATAGATTAAGGTCTTGTCAAGCTCCGAAACTAATGCTATAATAGATTCAACATTAAAAACGATGTTATGGCAAAAAAGAAATCAGAACACTATGTAAATAATAAAGAATTGTTAGAAGCATTAATTGTTTATAGAGCAAAAGTTGCGGAAGCAGCAGAACTTGGAAAACCTAAACCTAGAATTACAAATTATATTGGTGAATGTTTTTTAAAAATTGCTACACATTTATCTTTTAAACCAAACTTTGTTAATTATATGTTTAGAGAAGATATGATCTCTGATGGTATAGAGAATTGTGTGCAGTATATTCACAATTTTGATCCAGAGAAGTCTAGGAATCCATTTGCATACTTTACTCAGATTATTCATTATGCCTTTCTTAGAAGGATACAGAAGGAAAAGAAGCAGTTAGAAATTAAAACAAAGATTATTGAACGATCAGGATTTGATGAAGTTATGGTCGTAGATGATACTGCTCTTTCTGGTACTAGTTCTGATTATAACACTATTAAAGATAACGTACAATACAAGTCTTCCAATAGATAACAATGGCAATCGATGATGATGTAAAAATTTCTATCAACCTCAACAAGTTGGTAGAAGCAAGAGCAAAACTCTTGACTCAATATGAAGATTACGCACACGCAATAGCAACTGGTGAGTATCTTGATGGTGAAGATATTGATAGAATCGCAGTAAAATTGAGAGAGACTATTACTTGGGACGCACTCTGGTTTATGGTAGATGGTGCTATATTAGATTATATGGGTTTAAAAGATCCAAATAAACCCCATTATGGTGAGAGGAGTATTGAAACCATTGAACTAACAATGGAGAAAGATAGGAAGGAAAGGGAGAAGGAGTTTAAAAAGAATTTCAAGATGGTTAAATTAGAATCACCATCATGGACAATTGAAGTGCCAGTACGTAAATAATGAAAGTAGCAATAATAACTGATACTCACTATGGTGCGAGGAAGGGTTCTAAGCATCTACATGATTATTTTGAAAAGTTTTATAATGATATTTTCTTTCCTACTTTAGAAAGGGAAGGTATTAAAACAGTCATTCATATGGGTGACATATTTGATAGTAGAAAATCTATTGATTTACAAAGCTTGGAGTGGTCTAAAAGAGTTATTTTTGAACCACTAAAGAAATATAATGTATATGCGATTATTGGTAATCATGATTGTTATTATAAGAATACTAATTTTGTAAATTCACCTGAGTTATTATTACGTAATTATCCAAATATAAAGGTATATTCTAAAGCAACTGAAATTAAAGTTGATAAGTTAAAAATATTAATGCTTCCTTGGATTAATTCTGAGAATTTTGAAGATACTTCTAGTTTAATTGGAAAGACTAAAGCAAAGATTGCTATGGGGCATTTAGAACTTAACGGGTTTAAAGCAACTCGTGGTCATATGATGGAAGATGGGATGGATGTTAAGATTTTTGATAAGTTTGAAAAAGTATTTTCTGGACATTTTCATACTCGTTCTAATGATGGAAAGATATTTTATCTTGGTAATCCCTATGAGATGTTCTGGAATGATGTAAATGATCCTAGAGGATTTCATATATTTGATACGGAAACATTAGAACAGACTCCTGTAAATAATCCATACAGATTGTTTTATAATATTTGGTATGAGGATGAGAATTATAAATTATTCAATGCTACAGAATATAAAGGTAAAGTTGTAAAAGTTATTGTTAAAAAGAAAAGTAATCAGAAATCATTTGAAAAGTTTTTAGATAAGTTATATTCAATAGGAGTACAAGAATTAAAAATAATAGAGAATTTTAATATTCAAGAGAATGAAGATTTTGAAGTAGAGGAAACCGAAAATACCATCTCAATTCTAAATAGATATATCGATGAGTCTGAGATTGATTGTGATAAGTCAATCATTAAAGGTATTTTACAGAAGATTTACACAGAAGCTTGTGAGGTTGAATAGTGTTTCTTCTTACACTTAAAGAAAAAGCAGAAGAAGGTGCTTATGCCGTTCAGGATGAGTATGGTGATAAAGTACTGTTTTTATTTGAGAGAGAAGATGATGCTGAAAGGTATGCAATGCAATTACATGAACAGGATGAAGCAGAGATGGCAATAATTGAAGTTGATGGGAAGGTTGCAATTAAAACGTGTAAGGTGTATAATTACAAGTACGCTGTGATTACACCTAACGACATTGTGATACCTCCTAGAGCGAATGATAACATTTCAGAAGATTAGATGGAAAAACTTCCTATCTACAGGCAATCAATATACGGAAGTTAATTTTCAAGAATGCCATACCAATTTAATTATTGGTACTAATGGTGCAGGTAAGAGTACTATTTTAGATGCTCTTACATTTGCATTATTCAATAAACCATTTCGTAAGATTAATAAAAGTCAATTAATTAATGCGACTAATGAAAGGGAATCTATGGTTGAGGTTGAGTTTTCTATCAACAGTAGAGATTATATAATTCGTAGAGGAATAAAACCAAATGTATTTGATATTGAGGTTAATGGTGTTCCTTTAAATAAGGAATCGGATGATCGTGCTAGACAAAAAATTCTTGAAGAAACTGTTTTAAAATTAAATTATAAATCCTTTACTCAAATTGTAATCTTAGGTAGCAGCACTTTTGTTCCTTTCATGCAATTAACAGGTTCTAATCGTAGAGATGTAATTGAAGATCTTTTAGATATTAGGATCTTTTCTGCTATGAATAATATTCTTAGAGATCAATTAAAAGATAAAAAAAATATTGTTAAGTCATTGGATCTTAAAAAGGAAAATCTAACTGATAAAATGACTATGCAAAATAAATTTATTTCTGAAATAGAGAAACAAGGATATGATCAAATAGATTCTCACAAAGATAAAATGAAAACATTGGGTATTGAAAATAATACTCATATGGAAATGAATGATATTATAAAAGGTAATATTGATGATGTTGTAAAGAAGCAAGAAGAGGTTATAGATGCTGGAAGTAAGTTAGTGAAACTTAATACTCTTAAGGGTAAAATTACTCAGAAAGTAGCAACAATTACTAAAGAACATAAGTTTTTCACAGATAATACGGTATGTCCTACTTGTACTCAGTCGATAGAAGAATCATTTAGGTTAAATAAAATTGCTGACGTTCAAAATAAAGCAAGGGATCTCAAGAAAGGTTTTAAGGAACTGGAAGAGACTATTAAATTGGAACAGGATCGAGAACGTCAGTTTAACAATTTTACTAAGGAGATTACTAAACTCAACAATGACATTTCTCAAAACAATACTAGAATCAGTGTCAACCAAAAACAAATCAGAGACCTTGAAGAAGAAGTTCAAACTATTACCACTCAACTTAAAAACAGAAATACTGAGCATGAGAAATTAGCAGAGTTTAAAACAAATCTCAATAATACTACAGAAGATCTAGCAACAAAGAAGCAAGAAATAATACATCACGATTTTGCATATTCCTTATTAAGGGATGATGGTGTAAAGACTAAAATTATTAAAAAGTATCTTCCTTTTATTAATCAGCAGGTTAATCGTTATCTGCAAATGATGGAGTTCTATATCAATTTTAAACTTGATGAAGAGTTTAATGAAAGTATAGAATCACCAATTCACGAAGACTTCTCATATTCATCATTCAGTGAAGGTGAGAAGATGAGAATTGACTTAGCATTACTCTTTACTTGGAGAGAAGTTGCTAGAGTAAAGAACTCTGTTAATACCAATCTTCTTATTATGGATGAGGTATTTGATAGTTCTCTTGATGGATTGGGTACGGATGAGTTTCTTAAAATCATTCGTTTTATAATTAAAGATGCAAACATATTTGTAATATCCCATAAGACAGATCTTCATGACAAATTCCAAAGTGTCATAAAGTTTGACAAAGTTAGGGGATTTTCTAGTATGGTGTCAAAAGAGGTACAAGAACAATGAATACCCCAAATTGGCAGCATCACTCTAAGAAGGATGCTAAACGAAAACTTAAACCACAGGCACTACGTGCTGCAAGAGAAAGAAGGAGACAGTTGATAAACCGTCTATTGAACCCCACAAAACGTGGGGTTTCGTCGTATAATAGGTTCAACAACAAAGGACAACGATGCCAGTTAATCACGAAATTAAATCACAACTTGCAAAACTCCTTGCAACTGAAGACCTTATAGTAGAGCATAGAAGTGTAGAAACTGCTCAGTTCAATGTACGCACTAGAGTTTTAACATTACCAAATTGGGAATATGCTAGTGAGAAGGTGTTTGATTCTTTGGTAGCACATGAAGTTGGACATGCTCTTTATACACCTGATAGGGATTGGTGGTTAGAAGGATATGAAATGTCACATCAGTTTGTTAATATTGCTGAAGATGTAAGAATTGAGAAGTTAATGAGAAGAAGGTATGCTGGTATTGCCAAAACTTTCTATAGGGGGTATAATGAATTGAATAACCAAGATTTCTTTGAATTAGATGATAAAGATCTTGATACTCTTAACCTTGCTGATAGGGTTAATCTATATTTCAAGATTGGTTCGTTCGTTAATATCTCTTTTTCATCTACTGAAACTCCGATTGTCGATTTAATTAAAGATGCAGAAACGTTTGATGAAACCTTATCCGCAGCAGAAGCGTTATATAATTTCTGCAAGCAAGAACAGGAATCCAATCAGAAAACTGAACAAGTTTCTGGCAAAGTTGTTGGGGAAAGTTCCACCAGCAGTGTGGAAGATGATGTTGATCTTGACTATAATCCTAGTTCTGATTCAGAGTCTGGGTCTGATCCTCAAGGTTCTGGGATGGATGATGTTAATAGCGATATTGATAATAGTAATTCCGATCCTAGTAATCCTGTAGGTGGTACAAGTGGTACAAATGAACCAATAGCACAAACTGCTGATTCTCTTAGTGAAGCATTAAAAAATCTTAATAACAAAAATAATACTCGTGAAAATACTTATGTAGAACTTCCTGAGTTAGATTTGAATAGAATTGTAATCAATAATGATGTAATACATAACGAGATTGATCTTCACTGGGCTTCTGAAATAGAAAGATTTGCTGAAAGGAGACAACAATATCATCATCTTCCCGAAGATATATTTGGAGAAATTGATTCTAAGTATGCAAAGTTTAAAAGAGAATCTCAAAAAGAAGTTAATTACTTAGTTAAAGAGTTTGAGTGTAAGAAGTCTGCTAGTGCATATGCTCGTGCTACTACTGCCAAAACAGGAGTTCTTAATACATCAAAACTTCATACTTACAAATATAATGAAGATCTTTTTAAGAAAATAACTGTATTACCTGATGGTAAGAATCATGGATTGGTATTTGTGCTTGATTGGTCTGGATCAATGGCACATGTAATGGAAGATACTATTAAGCAATTATACCATTTACTATGGTTCTGTAAGAAAGTTCAAATTCCTTTTGAGGTTTATGCATTTAGTAATGATTGTCCATTTGTTAATGGTGATCAAACTGGTGTAAGATTACCTGCATATGATAGAGAAGATTATGTTGCTTTAGTGGAAGAAACATTTTCCTTAATGAATTTATTTACTAGTGATGTTAGAGGTAATGTTTTGGAAGAGCAAATGAAAAGTGTTTTTCGTATTGCATGTTCATTTCATTATAACAGTTGGGTTACTTATACAATCCCTATGGGAATGAATCTTTCTGGAACACCTTTAAATGAATCTTTGATTGCTTTACATAAAATTATTCCAACATTTCAGAAAAAGTATAATGTGGAAAAAGTTCAGTGTGTAATTCTTACTGATGGTGAAGGTGCTCCTCTAAGGTATAGTAAGAAATTTCATCGCCATTGGGATGGTGAAGATGGATTCATGGGAAGTAATCAGATTGATGATAGATCTGTTATTCGTAATAGAAAAACTGGATATAGTTATTCTCTTCATGGTCTTTGCTATTGGGCAGGTGTAACCAATGTTCTTTTGAAAGATTTACGTCAGTCTTTCCCTAATACTAATTTTATTGGTATTCGTCTTATTGGTGGTAGAGATGCTAATCCCTTTATTCGCATTTATTCTGAATATGAAGATCGTGATAAATTGATGGCAGATTGGAAAAAACATAAGGCAATTAATATTAAGACTTCTGGGTATCATTCTTATTTTGGTTTATCTTCTAGTGCTTTAGCAAATGATGATGAATTTGAAGTTAAGGATGATGCAACAAAAGCACAAATTAAAAGGGCATTTTTCAAAAGTCTTAAAAATAAAAAAATGAATAAAAAAATATTGAGTGAGTTTGTAGAACTTGTTGCTTGATAAATAATTTCAAAGTTACAAATAGAGTTATGTCACATTTTGGAGATTTACTTGGTGGGAAGACTGCATCTACACCAGTACCTGCTGCTAAGGCAGTAGAACCTGCTCCCGAAGCAAAAAGAGCACGTAATGATAAAGGACATTACATTGCAGATGACCCCAGTACTCCTGAAAATGAAGCGTGGGTAGGTGGCAAAGCACCAGTCAAATTGCGTTCAGGTAAGAAGAAGTAAGGACACTTGATAAACTGACTACTGGGGGTTCTATACCCCCTTTTTTATTGCTATACTACGTACATAAATAAATCACTCACTACATCATGACTTTTGAACTTAAGATGACAGAACAACAAGCAGTTGATGGATTAAGAAGTACATACGGATCTGAATTTACTGCTGCTGATGTTAAAGCATTTTGTGCTATGAATGACATAGGTTATTCAACAGTAACTAAGAAAATACAAAAATATAAAGTATCTAAAGGAAAGTGGAACCTTGAAGTAACCACAAAGGCAGTAGAGAATATTGAGAAGTCTTTTAGTGCTCCTGCTGTAGAACCATCTATAGAGCAAAATTTAGTTCCTGAAAAAGATGACACATTTGTTAAATTCGGATCGTTTGGGGATGTTAAAAAAATTATACAAAGCAGGATTTTTTATCCTACTTTTATTACTGGTCTATCTGGAAATGGTAAGACCTTCTCTGTAGAGCAAGCATGTGCTCAATTAGGTAGAGAACTTATTCGTGTAAACATTACTATTGAAACAGATGAAGATGATCTTATTGGCGGTTTCCGTCTTGTTGATGGTGCCACAGTCTGGCATGACGGACCAGTTATTCAAGCTCTCAACAGAGGAGCTGTCTTGCTCCTTGACGAAATCGACCTTGCCTCAAACAAAATCCTCTGCCTCCAATCCATCCTTGAGGGTAAAGGAGTTTTCCTTAAAAAAATCGGAAGATTTGTCCAACCAAAGAAGGGTTTCAACATCATCGCAACCGCAAACACTAAAGGTAAAGGTTCAGATGACGGACGATTTATTGGAACTAACGTGCTTAATGAAGCCTTCCTTGAGCGATTCCCAGTAACCTTTGAGCAGGATTATCCAGCACCTTCTGTTGAGAATAAAATCTTAAATGCGGTTGCTTCTCAGTTAGGTGTTACTGATACTAACTTCCTTGCAAGACTTGTAGATTGGGGTGACATTATTCGTAAAACATTCTATGATGGTGGTATTGAGGACATCATTAGTACTCGTCGTTTAGTTCATATCATACGTGCTTATAGCATCTTTGGTGATAAAGCAAAGGCAATTGGTGTATGTGTAAATAGGTTCGATGAAGAAACCAAACAGTCATTCCTTGAATTATATGACAAGGTAGATGCTGACTTTAACTTAAATACTGGAGACGATAATGAATCTGTGGAAAGAGTATAAGAATGTATTGCATGACACTATCGACCTTCATAATGGGGTTGGTAGTGTTTGGGCAAATTGGGAAAGTAAGAAAACTTATCTTACTGCTAAAACATACACTCATCCTTATATAATTAAATCTAGAGAGGTAGAAATCTGGAATGAAACAACTTGTATTTACAACAACATCATCTATCCTAAGACTGGAAGTAATCTTCCCTGTTTTGGTTTGGATCTCATGGGATTTAATGAGAACAGGGTTATAATAGTATTTGATTATCAACATCCTGTGGAAAATCATTTATTATCTTTTGACGATTTACCAAAAGCAGAAAAAGATTATAGATTCTTTGAAATGGGTAATCATTTCTCAGAGAATATATTTGTTAGGTATTGTAAAATGGATGAAGTTGATAAGCATCTTGATATGTTCAAGACTTACTTGACTAAGTACAAAGATATGCTAGAATATGAAAAACCCACTGGTAATGATACTGGTGTATATAAAGACTTTGATGCTTACATGACCAGACTTGATCCAGTAAGTGGATACCTTAAAGGTAAGTTTGGGAAAGAAAAAGCAGAAAGTCTAGTCAATGACTTTTTATTTTGTTATGACTAATTCTTGGAGTTTACTTTACGACGAAATGTACGGACCAGATGATGAAGCAAATCTTTTAAAATGGAAAGAGGAGCAATTGGCACGAGGGTTGCCCATGACTGATGATGTTACTGGTATTACTGAGTATCCACCAGATTACATGTATAGACCACCATATCCTGATAATACATTATTGGGTGAGATAAATACCGAGGACAAAAAAGAAGAAACAATGACAGACAGTAGGAACAAGTATCATGAGAATGAAATCATTGAAGATGTAAAAGAGTATGTATCACGTACTTACAATGGTCATTACACAGGTACTAAACATGAGTACCGTAATGTTCAGACTATAGATTTGATGGCATCTAGAGATTTAGCATCTCATTTCTGTCAAGCAAATATACTTAAATATGGTAGTCGCTATGGAAGTAAAGATGGAAGAAATAAAAAGGACTTGATGAAAGTGATACATTATGCTATGCTACTCTTACATTTTGATGAGCATTACGGAAAACCTTCCATGACAAGTGGAAACATTGATCACACCATGCCTTAATTATGACAATTGAAACAATGAATTTATCTGACAAAACTTTAACTATTCTCAAGAATTTTGCTGGTATTAATAATTCCATTCTTGTAAAGGAAGGAAACCAACTTCGTACAATATCTATTGCGAAGAATATTCTTGCAGAAGCACAAATTGATGAGGATTTTCCTCGTGAGTTTGGAATTTATGATTTGAATCAATTCTTAAATGGATTGAGTTTGCATCAAGATCCTGATTTGGATTTTAGTCCAGAGTCATATATTTCTATTAAAGAGGGACAGCGTAGAGTAAAATATTTCTATGCAGATCCTAATTGTGTTGTTGCTCCACCTGAAAAAGAGATTACTCTTCCATCTGAGGATGTACATTTTCAGTTAGAGAGTTTATCATTGGAGAAACTACTTAAGGCAGCAGGAGTCTATCAGTTACCTGATTTATCAGCAGTTGGTGAAGCAGGTGTTGTTAAACTTGTAGTTCGTGATAAGAAGAATGATACTTCTAATGAATTTGCTGTTGTAGTTGGTGAAACTGATAAGGAATTTGTATTCAACTTTAAGGTTGAGAACATTAAGATTATTCCTGGTGCTTATGATGTTGTAGTTTCATCTAAGTTATTATCCAGATTTACTAATACTCAACATGATCTAAAATATTTTATTGCTCTTGAACCTGATTCTACATTTGGGTAATGAGATTAACACAAGAAGTAATTGATAAAATTCAATTAGCAATGACCCACACCAAAATGAATGGTGAAACCAACTGGAAGGATGGTGATGAGATTGATGTGTGTCTTGGTGGCACATTTGCAGGAGATAAATTTATTTCAATAATAAACAGAACTCGTAGCAATACTACTAAAGTATGTTAAAATGGTGGAGGATTTGGAAATATGCGTTGGGTAGTTTTTCTGACGAAAAAACTAGACGCTACGACAACTACATTGTTCTGGTACGTACTTTTATTTTCGTTTCTTATCTCATCACTAATTGTTTTATTATTAGCGGAGTAATCCGTCATTGGAATAACTTATGAACATCTTTGTTACTAATCCTGATCCATATGTATCTGCAAAAGTATTGCCTGATAAGCATGTGGTCAAGATGCCATTGGAGACCTGTCAAATGCTCTCCATTGTCTTCTCACACTGGTATTATGACTGGGGTGATGATTTAGTTAAGAAGAAAGATGGAACACCGTATTCAGTTGTAAAGGGTGCATTCAGAAATCATCCTTGTACCCAATGGGCTGCTGAAAGT